GACATTGTCATCTTGGCCCCCTTCCGAATCTTCTTGTTCGGTTGCATGAGAACAAACACTAGCTCTTGTTCTGCTGGCAGACTATCTCTGATGCTGGTGTACTTCTTCGTGTCTCCGTCTCTGAAGTATCCTTTGCACTCAACGAGTACACCAGAGGCGCTGTGAACAAAATCAGGACGATAATTGCGCTCAATGGTGTAGGGGACTGTGAATGGCTCATATTCAAAACCTGTTAGTATCTTGCTGACATCGTCTTCGAACGTGCTTCTAAATTTCCCTAAGCGGGATCTCTGGGACTTTCGGCTCATTGATAACCTCTGTTAAATATCTTGGTCCGGAGGAGTAGGCGAAGGCGCGAACGGAAGGCCAACATACCTGCTTGTAGGAACAATAAGAGCATCCGACGGCGAGTTTCTGGTTCCCACTCTTTCCATCGTCGATAGTGCCGTAGCATACGTCGGGCGGGGTTGGATGCTCCACTAGCTTTTTTACGTGGTCAATGCGCTCCTTGATGTCGTAACTGATTAAGTCATAGACAGGGGCCTGAGTGTCCTCTTGGTCGTACATGAGGTACGTCAAGTGACCATTCTGCTTGTCCATTGCTAACCATCCAAACTTAGTAGCACCCTCTGAATACGCGTATCCTTTAATTTGAGCCACGTAGCCAAATGGGTCGTCATAAGCCAGTGTACCATCCTTGAATTTCCTAAACCCATAAGTTGACACACTCTTAACGTCAGTAACAATACCGTTGATTTTACAGTCCATCGAACCTGTAATGCCATTAACTTCACACTTTTTCTGCTCATCCGTTACCTCATGACCTGCGGCTCTAGTTAGGAACAATAGCATTTCCTCAATAAGATGCCCATAGAGGAACTTGACATAGGTGTGACCCTGTATGTCGTCAGACTTCTCTACGTCATTGTAGACATTCCAGAGGTAGCGGTCTTCGCGCCCAATGTTGGACATGCGTAGCTTACGTCCGTCACTTCGCTTCTCACCAAACTCCTTACGCATGAGTTCCTTGACGTTCTCTCCGAATAGCTCAATATGAGCCTCTAGGTCCACGCCTTCTGCTACTTCTTTTGTCTCCATCAGTTTGTAGATGTCAGAGACCAGTGTGTACACGCTCTTCATACGTTTACCTCAGTGAGTTTCTGCCCACGTTGTTCCAACTTTGTATTCTCCGTCAAGGGGACATCGGAGGTTGAACTCCATACCTGCCGCCTTGAGGCACTCCACTGCGAGCCAGCCGTACTTCTCTGCTTGGTCTGCAGCCACCTCCGATTGTACTTCGTCATGTATGTTACCTATGAATTTATAGTCAAGTTTCCACTGTCGTGCGTAGTCGTCCAAAGTGACCAAGGCTTGCTTCATCACGATAGCCCCTGCCGCCTGAAGCAGTGTGTTCAGTGCAGCATGTTCAGATCGAACCCTAAGTCTACGTCCATCAAGTCCTGTGAGATAGCCTCGCCCAGATGCTCTAGCAACGCGGTCTCGTAGACTTTCAAGAGAAGGTGTATTTGATAGAAATCGTCGTTTAAGATCTGCGCCGTCCTTTGCGCTTCCTCCAACGATGGTTCCAATTTTTGCATCTCCTGCTCCGTAGAGGAAAGCGTAGATGAAAGTCTTAGCTTGAGGTCTTGTTTCCAGCCCCGCAGCCAGTTGATTTCTTGTGTGTATATCTTCGGTGAGGAGGACATTGGTAAACTCCTTATCGTCCATGTAGTGTGCCAACATTCGTAGCTCAAGACCACTGGCGTCGAAACCTACTAGCTTCTTCCCTTCAGGAACAGTCCAGCAGGAGCGACACTCATGCCCGTAGGGGCTGTGGCTTGCTGGGACCTGAGCCATGTTGGGACTCTGGTGGGTCATACGTCCAGTGACTGCACCGTTGCTAATGACACGGCCATGAACTCTCCCGTCGTCCTGCACATGTTCTAGCCATGAGTGGACCTGTGCGTATCTCTTTTGTAGCATCAAGTACTCACTAATGGACCTAGCCTCTGGCAGGTCAATGGTGTCTAGAACAGCCTCGTCAACGATGGGATTCCCTTTCTCCGTAACTTTCTGAAAGACGACACCAAGCGTCGATAAGCGCCTCGCAATCTGTTGTCTAGAACCAACATTGAATACCTCAACTCTATCTTTAAGTCGTTTACCCGTCTTTTCAGACCACCTTTGATGTATGATAGGCGGGAACTTCTCCTGCAATTCTTCTTCAATTTCATTCATTCTCTCCTTAAATGTTGCTAAAAGGTCATGAGCTAACTCTTGGTCAAGTAACCATCCGTTTCTCTCCTGTTGTTGTACAGCGTACTGCACCTTGTGTTCCAAGTCGATGGACCGCTGGTCGAACCCTGCCATGTCCTTAACTAGCTGCTTGTGTACGGCCTCTGTGACCTCTGTGTCACGCTCACAGTACTCAATCATAGCAGTAGATAGGCAGGACCAGTCGTCGTGGTCACCTTTGGGGAAGCCCAGAAGCTCACCCCAGACCTTCAGGGAGTGTCCACCGGCACGACTTGGGTCGTACAAGCGTGACAACACCAGAGTATCCACTATGCGCTCAGGGGCCACAGAAACGCCCCAGAGACGTTTTAGCACTGGGAGGTCATACCCTATCAGATTATGGCCTACGACGCTCACAGAGCCTTCTAGAGCCTTACAGAGGGTGTTTGGGTCCTTGTGTACAGTGTTTACTCCGTTTTCCCGTGTCACGACGCACCAGATGCGCGTAGGGTTCAGGCCGTCGGCTTCCAAGTCAAGATAAATCAAAAGTCGTCCCCTATGTGTGGATTAGCGACTTCCGACAGACGACCTGTGGAACGATCATAGGCCAGCCAACAGGCAGGTCCAGTTTCACCTGTGTACCTGTTCTTCAACACGCGGACTGTGGTTGTGTTTCTCACGTCTTCATTTTCATGCTGCTGGTCTCGCTCCATGCCGATGACTATGTCTGACAACTGTGCAATCGCTTGGCTACCTCTGAGTTCACCCAAGCTGATCTGAGCGCCGTCCTCATGGGCCTTGCCTTGGGATCTCCGGAGGTGTGACACGAGGAACAGACAGATACCCGTCTCAGCCACCAGAGTCCGTAGCTTGGTCATGATTTCGTCAATGGCCTTCCGTTCGTCCCCTGACTCCTGAGAACTGACGACGATGGACAGGTGGTCCAGTATGACGTACCGGCAGTCAAGTGCTTTTGCCATGTAGCGAACACGGGCGAGCAGGTTATCAGCCGACGTTGACCCCCAATGGTCAAATAGGTAGTAACGTCCTGTTCCCAGTGTGGTCTCCCAAAACGGTCGAAGTTCGTCCACAGGCGTGTCCTCTTCCAAGTGAAGGGGCCTGTTTGCCGCCACCGACATGATACCAAGCGTTGTTCGGGCCAGATCCTCCTCAAGCGCCAAGACTCCAATATTGCCTTCGCATCGGCGTAGAAGATCATACTCGATTTCTCTGATAAATTGGGACTTTCCCATACCACTGCCGCTAGTGATCGTGACGAGTTCATACGGCCTATGCCCCCTAGTTATGTGATTGAGTCCCTCCCATGGATAGGGTATTGATTTTACCTGCCGTTTCTCTACCAGAGCGTCCCATGTCTCAGTACCTGCTACTATGCCGTCGGGCCTATAAACCTTCGCATTCCACCAAAGTTGCGTAAAGTCCTTGACCCTGTTAGCCATGAGCATGTCACTGGCGTCCTTTACAGGAAGTTTACATATCTTTAACTTGTTAGGACTAAAGAGGTCCTTAACTTGTTCCAGAGCCGCATCCCCTGCCTTGTCATTGTCAAAACAAATAACAATATTTTCGTAGGACTCAAGCCACTCTAGTTGCTCTTTAATCTCTTTGGCGGCATTACTAGCGCCTGACCGTAGAGACACCACATCGTACTGCTTATTAAACATTTCGTAGACACTAAGGGCGTCTAACTCCCCTTCGGTGATTGTGATGTACTTATTACCGCTGCACTGCTGCTGTCCAAAGAAACCAGCACCGGACATGTCTCCAGTTGCGTGGAAGCCTTTGGTCTTTACATCACGTACCTTAGCCGCACAGATCTCCCCTGACTCAGTGTTGTAGTAAGGGTAGAAGTGCTTTTGAATTTCCCCTGTACTGGAGTACTCTACAGTGACACCAAAGCGGCCACAGGTTTCCTGAGAGAGTCTACGCTGAGGTATTGCCGCTACTACACCACCCATGTTCAGTGGTTTAGCTTTTGGTAGTTCTTGGGTTGTCATTGGTGTTTCACCGTCTCCAAATACATGGTAGTCACAACCAGAGCCGAAGCAATGTTGGCCCCCGTTGTCGTAAATAGCGAGAGCGTCCGAAGAACCACACTCCGGACAACTCTCGTGTCTAAGAAACTTAGAAGTCTGCGGCATCACCCACAGCCATCTCTGCCTCTTCTAGGACTTTTACCGCTTCAAGGTAGGTTGACACACCGTGTACTGGATGTGCTGGCCCAAGCTTGTACTTCAGGCGTACCTTAGAGTTGTAAGGAATCTCACCACCGTAAGGATTACCTTCAGCATCAAAGCTTTTTACGTCGTACTTGGATTTGAACTTACGTTGTTTAGCGCCTTGGTAGTCCTTGATCTTGACTCCCATTGCGGACAACGTTGAGGCATCGTCTTCAGTCATCGTAATGGTCAAAGAGTACTGACCTGTATCCTGCCCATTGAATACGTCATGTTGGGTTAGGTTGCTGAAGTTAACTACGCCTTCGATTGTTGTTGCTGTCATGGAATAATCTCCGTTATCGTTTCATGATTGCACTATTGCATATCATACTATTAGTATACACTACTCTGGGCGTGGAATCAAATTATATTCACGTACTCCTGATTAATGATTGTCTGTACATGGACGTACCCATCGGGCCAGTACGTGTAGGACTCTGCGAGTGCCTTGGCTGTCCTGCGTACTGACGCCTCAAAGTTCTCGTACAAACCCAGTTCGTCTTTGTAGTACCAAAAGGGTATACGTAGGACTGGCTCCGCTGGCCCACGTTCCTCATAGTACACAATGATCTCAGCGTCGTTACCTATGGGCCCGTCGTTGCCGAAGTGCTTCGTGTGGTCGTTCTCTGGCTGTTTCACTCGTCACCCTCCGGTAGTTCGTCACTGGCTATGAATAGGATCTTGTCTAGGACCACCCTAGGCATAACCACGTTGCCCCTGTCGTCAAAGGACAACTCTAGGTCCTTGCGTATCACAAAGGGTATACCACCCCAAGGGTCGCGTTTCATGATGTCATTGGTCACTGTGCGGGCTTGTGTGTAGCCTAAGCAGTAGACGGAATAGTCACCACCTGTCACTTCATAAATACTTTTCTCATCAATTAACATAACTTAAGTTGCTCCTTAGGTTAACTTATGTAGTTTACTACTACTGTTTACTTCTTCAGTATATACCTTAGTAGAGGGTATCATAATCATCATCCAAAGTCAATGACCCATCTGGGTAATATTCCATAACTTCTTGTGTATCTACTCCTGCAGTAGCAGAAGCAGACAAACAAACGCCGCAGAGATCAAGAAAATTGCCATGTACGTCCTTCCGTGTTAGTTCTGAGTCTTCTAAAATTCGATCACAAGCTTTACAACGCATCTTTCCAGTACTCCCCGTGTAAATCAATCATTAAGCGCTCTAGGTGTCTATATGACAGACCTTTGTACTTTCTACGGCTTTCTAGTCGGTACATTTCAGTATCAAATTCCACCAAATGTTCAATCATAGCGTGTGTCTCTGGATCTTCAGTAGGACCAGAGTTATCGTCTAAACCGCCGTAATCTGTTGCGTACTCATCTATCGTCATCGTAAGCTTTCTCCATACGTTTGCATAGTTCGTCTATTACTTTCTGTTCCTCCTCTTTCCAAGCTGAGATATCATCAAGGCCCTTGTAATCTTCGGCCTCCAGATCATCATAATAGCTGTCATGTGCAATTTCCCAAGATTCCCTAGGCATCGTTTAATAACCCCTCTAAAGTTTTGTAATGCTTTTGTTGTTGCCATGGCCTATCTTCAGCGTTTTTAGGCGTGTACTTCTTACCTAAAATACGTTCAAGATTACTAAACATTACCGATAGTTCAAAAAAATCTTCTTTAAATTGACAGTAATCTTCCTCGTTGTAATTACTAGGATCTGTCATTAGATGGTCACTAATAATCTTAAGTTCCCACCACGTCCAATCTAACAATGTATCTAACTCTTTACTGACTTCGCTTATGTCGTAGTTCATTTGTCTGAGTCTCCTTTAATTAACATCCATATCGTCCCAAGTATACAAAAACTCCACAACAAAAACAAGACTTTAATTTCCATTAATCAAACCTCGCTATCTTCTGGTTTCCTTTGGTGTCGGTAAGTCCGACGATTGAATAAGGGTAAACCCAAATGGTAAACCCAAGTTTTGTAATCTTGGCAATAGGGTCTAATATATCTTCATCATCGTGAGCCGAAGTGTACACGCCTTTATCGTCGATGGTGCCGTCTAAATGATAAACAAAGCCACCATAATGGTACAAGGAATCCATCTTGTCAGCTACTGACTGTATGGACTGCCCTTCGATGTATAACGACCTTTCGAAGAAATGAGGGATCAGCCCAAGGGCCTCAATAGAGACCCTATCGTCTAACATTTCAACTATCATTGTCTACTGCCTCCCTTGCTTTATTTACTTCAGAGTCTACTAATACCGCTAAACCGTCAAACGTTTTGTAAAGGCCCCAAGATGGTTCATCGGGGTAATCCATCACTCGCTCTGCAGTTTTAGCTATCAAAGTGTCTTCAAAATATTTGCCAGTGATTTGGCACATGTAGAATGTAATCATGCGAAATTTTTCCTTATTTCCTGATTAGGGTATAGCTTTTTAGCTTCACTTAAGCGCTCTTTAAATTGTTCAAAACGATAACCCCAAGCGATTAGTTCCCATTTACCGTTAATCTGTACATAAGCTTTGTATGCTTCAGGTATCATTGTCTCTTTCCTTTCTGTCAATGTAAATAAACAAGGGCGTGAGTATAGCACACGTCCCAAGTAATAACAATACGTCAAACCAAGGTTGCCATTGTTCAATCATTATGCTGCCCTCGCTATTACGTCGTTTTGTTTCTTTACCATGCTTTTGCCGTGACCGATGTAACACACTACCGCCACCTCTTTAGACCAGCATGCCCTACAAGGCCCACATTTGCCCTCTCGCTGATAAGCTTCACAAACTAGGGCACCACTAGGGACATTGTCCAAAGTCGCTATGGTGGACGTTTGAGGGCCTTCTACGGTCTCTCCGGTTATGCTGTCAGATGACAAGCGTACCACTACGTTTGCCAGTGCGGACATTTCAGCCAATACTGGACCGAATTTCTTAAACTTGTGCATACGTGTAGGGAGCCAATGATTGCACCATGGAGTGCGCTTCATTACGTCCAGAATCTTAAACGCTAGTCTGACGTCGTATACGTCCCCGCTATCGAACCACCGGAAATACCGGTCATTGTCTAACTCTGCGACCATATCGTCCACCCATTGGTCTCGCTTCCAGTCTTCTCGATTGTGCTCCCTAGGGGCTTTGACGTTGGGGTAGCGATAGTTTCCCCGTGTGGCATAGCATCCCGAACATGCGTCGACCAATGAACCATCGGCTTTGCGTGAAGCGGGGCATGTGTCCAGCGCTTGCAGTGACCACGAGCGCCCTGGCATTTTTGAGGCCTTCGATAGTTTGACCATGATGTGTGTCCTTTAGTAGCGGTTTAATAGATATACCAAAGCCAGTGAAAGAAAGCCAGCAACCCCCGCAAACAAAGCGTCCACCCAAAGCAGTGCACACACGAGCATTAGCGACGTGAAAAGCAGTGATAGACCAAACGAGATCAGTATCACTTCAATGATTGTAACTTGTGTCGGCTTATTCATTTGTTGATTCTCCATTGTTTGATACCACGAAAACCCCGCCGAAGCGAGGTCCCGTGAAGCTTGGATTGTTTAACGGTCGTCAATGCTGATATTAACATCCCGTCCGTTCTTATGCTCTACATAGAGAGACCAGAGACCACCCGACAGCTTGTGATAGCATTCGCCCTGCGAGTAGCTAAATGGTCGCTTTAGGGCCTTACGCTTACGAATGATGATGCTTCGGCCAAGAATTTTTGATGTGGTTACGTTTTCCATGTTGTTTGCCCTCCTTGGGCTTTTGTTTGCCTTGGCTTGATTGCCTTGGCTTGAGTTCATAATGCCACATTGAGACTTGAGTGCAACATTTATTTTGTGTGAATATTTACATTAATTATTTCTTGACTGCTTTTGTTGTCTTGTGTTACTCGCATGCGCACACGTTATGAAAGGCCCTGAGGGTTCAACATAAGTCCACACACTTGTCAATACCCAAAATGCAAAAACTCGAAAAAACTTTAGTTAGTCTTATGGCATGGCCTAAGGTTAAAACCCCGTGAGCGGCTTCTCAGGACGTCTCAGGGCCATGTGGATAACTTGGGGCGCAACTGTGGATAAACCTGTGGATAACCTGTGGACAACCTGTGGATAACTTAAGGGTGTGGATAACTATTTGTCCACAGGATAAACACAGGTTATGCACAGGCTGTGGAAAACTTGTGGATAACTTGTGCAAAACCTGTGGATAACTTGGGACGGGGGGCCGTAGTTCATCGCTGTCATTGTCACTGTTGCTACTCAGGCACAAAATAGGTCAAAATTAGGAAAATTAAGTAAAAAATAACAGTACGTAACCTATTGTTTTTACTCAAGTTTCTAATGTCCCTGGAATTAACCCTAAAATAACTTGACTTTCGTGTAAACTTGTGTTATACTATTGTTGTAATTAGGGATAATTTATGTTATGACCGTTGAAGTTAAAAAAAGAGGTCGTGGCAGACCCCGGAAGTCCGAAGTAGCCGCTGTAAAACCCGGAAACAAGGGTCAAGTAGGCCGACCCAAGGGTGACGCAGCGATAATCAATGAATACAAAGCACGTATGTTGGCTTCTCCTAAGTCACGAAAGGTCCTAGAGACAATTTTTGATGCTGCTTTGGACGACGACCATAAAAATCAAGCTGCTGCTTGGAAGTTAGTTATGGACCGTATACTCCCTGTAGGGGCGTTTGAAAGAGACGTCGTCAAGGACAGTGGCCGTAACGCTATACAAATTAATATTACAGGTGTCGGTACTGCCGAAGTAACTACTCCAGACGATATTATAGAGGGAGAAGTAGTAGATGGGTCTTAAGCACTTCAAAAGAGAAGAGTTTGACTGTCAGGTCACTGGCACCAACAACATGGAGCGCGAGTTCCTAGAGAAGTTAGACGAACTGCGGGAGGCATGTGGTTTTCCCTTTGAGGTAACAAGTGGGTACAGACACCCCACCAAGCACCCTATTGAAATGAAAAAAGCGGTGCCGGGAACACATGCCCAAGGGATTGCGGCAGACATAAAAATAACTAATGCCGCCCACCGCTACTCTATTGTGTC